TTCTTCCAACACAACCATCGTCGCAAACAATGCCACGGCTCGCGCGATCATTTCCCCACAAGGTGGACATGGAAGCAACAATCTTGCTGAAGTCTACGCCTCGCATGTTGGTGTCTCTGTGACATTCCAAAATACTGAGACAGGACAGATCGGAACAACCTTCGACTACCGCTGCATCGGCATCATCAAGAACATCGAACTGGCCAACGTCCAGTTCTCGATTGCCGCTGCCAATGGCACGCTCCTAGACGAAATGCTGGTGCAGCAAGAGAACACCGGAGCGACGGGAAAGATCACCTTCGCCAACTCGTCCATCGTTCGTATCACCAATGCTCGCGGTTCCTTTGCCTCTGGAAACCGTCTAGCATCGGTCGCCAACTCTTCGATCTCTGCCAACGTGACGGCAGTGACAAACCAAGACTCGGTCTTTGATGCGTCCATGACGATGCTCATCGAACTGACGAATACAGGTTCACTTGGCAATGGCTTCTCATTGGACGAGACGGTCACACAGGACTTCGCAACGGCTACGGTTCTTGAAGCCAACTCGACCATTGTCAAGCTCATCGATGTGCGGGGAACCTTCAATGCCTCTGGTGGAGAAGACATGTTCATCACAGGTGATACGACCGGTGCAGTGGGCAAGGTCGTGTCTATTTCAAACCCCGATGTCGTGAAGTATTCCGGCGAAGTTCTATACATAGAGAACATCGAACCGATACAACGGTCGAACACGCAGTCTGAGACAATCAAGCTCGTGATCTCAATGTAACATAGGATTCCAATGTCGCTGGATACTGACCTAAACGTAACACCCTACAACGATGACTTCAACGAACAGAAGAATTTCCACCAAATTCTGTTCGTGCCGTCTGTTGCGGTGCAAGCACGTGAACTAACCCAGCTTCAAACGATCCTACAAAACCAAATCGAGCGCTTCGGAAAGCACATCTTCAAGGACGGTACGATCCTCACAGGATGTAACTTCACCTTCGATCCGAACTACAATTACGTCAAGCTTCCCGACCTTCTCATCAATGGTCAACCGACGAACATCACGCAGTACGCCAACACCTATGTGCGCAACTCTGCCAACCTCACAGCCATCGTCGTCAACACGCTTTCAGGTTTCGAGTCACAGAACCCGGACCTCAACACGATCTACATCAAGTACCTGAACTCAGGCACAGGCGGGGAAAAGGTGTTCTCGAATGACGAGACCCTGACTGTCTATGCACGTCACGCCAACGGCGACATCAACACTGGCAATACGATTGCCCAAGTTGCGGTCGCGAATTCGACATACGCCAACGCCGTGGGCATCGGCTTCGGATTCTCGGTGGCTGACGGCTACATCTTCCAAAAGGGCTACTTCATCCGTGTGGATGCTCAAACAATCGTGGTGGACCGTTACAACCGCATTCCGCACGAGCTTGTCATTGGGTTCGAAACTCAAGAGACCATCGTTGACCACAATGCCGATGAGTCGCTTCTCGACAATGCCCAAGGATTCTCGAATGAGAATGCACCCGGTGCTCACCGTCTGAAGCTGACCCCGGTTCTGGCGGTCTATCCGGTCAACGGCACACCGAACAACTTCTTCTCGCTTGTCGAGTTCGACTTTGGTCGCCCGACGAAGCAAAAGGAAACCACAGAGTACAACAATCTGGGCCGTGAGCTTTCCAAGCGCACATTCGAAGAAAGCGGCAACTATGTTGTCCGTCCTTTCGCCCTTACCTCTTCGGCTATCGCTGGCAACACCACTCATCTCGCTCTGAACGTGGGTGCTGGCCTTGCCTACATCGACGGCTTCCGTGTTGAGCAATACGACACTGCAACGCTCCCGATTGAAAAGGGAACGGATGTCAAGGAAAAGACCGACCAAGTTGTCTCAACGAACTTCGGCAACTACGTTCTGGTGAACGAAGCCCTAGGCTCGTTCCTGTTCAACTACGGGGCCACTCTGTCGCTCCGTGACACGGCTGCTGGAAAGCTGACGGCTGAAAACTACACAGTGTCCGCACCGGGTGCTGAAATCGGTACAGCCAAGATGCGTTCTGTCATCCTTGACAGCGGAACACCGGGAACACCTGAGGCTGTCTATCGCATCTACATCTTCGATGTGAAGATGAATGCCGGTCAGAACTTCTCCAATGCTCGCGGCGTGTACTTCAATGACACGAATGACGGCGTGGCTGACATCGTTCTTGAAGGCGGCTTTGCCTATCTCTACGAAACGGACTTCAACCGTCTCATCTTCCCGTTCGGCCAAAAGGCGATCAAGACGCTTCGCGACCTCTCAGCGAACAACAACACACAGTTCACATACCGCACGAACAAGGACGATGGATCGTTCAACACGGGCGGATCGATGTCGATCACTCTCGGTGCTGGATTTATTCACCCCTATACGGCTGGTGGAACACTCAATGACACCCAAGAACGTGATGTCATCGTCATCCCGACTGCCTCTGCAAACTCTGCCAACCTGACAGGAACGGTCGCCTACACCAATGGTGCGAATGCCGTGGTTGGTACTGGCACGTCTTTCCTTACGGAACTGGGTGTCGGAAACTATCTTGCGATCACGAACGGCGCTCAAACAAAGCGCATCGTGTCGATCACGAACAACACCCATCTTCGCGTCTCTTCGAACTTCGGTGCGTCCAACACGGGTTCAAACTTCGCTCGTGCCTATCCGGCAAATGTGCCGGTAAAGCTGGCAGGCGTTGGTGGTGGTTCTATCGCAATTGACGGCTCTGGTGCGACAATGACGATCTCTCTCGGATCGGGCATCACAAACTCCATGAACGCCGTGGTCTACCACAACATTCTCAAGACGACTGCCGTTCAAATCAACAAGGATGTGAACAAGTACGTCTATGCCAAGGTGGACTGCTCGAACAACGCTGCGACCTCAACAGGGCCGTGGTGCCTTGGCGTCCCGGACGTGTTCAGCATTTACGCCGTCTACAAACACACGACCTACACAGGAATCGAGGCCGCCCAGTATGATGTGACGGATCACTTCATCCTCGACACAGGCCAAAACGACAACAGATACGGCCTGTCATATCTCCGCAAGAAGCCGGGAAGCGCTCTGTCGATCTCTGGATCGGACAAGCTTCTGGTGGTCTTCCATGCCTTCAAACCCAACGCCACAGGAGGTGGACGTGGATTCTTCAGCATCGACTCCTACCCGATCAATGACGCCACACTGCCAACGCCTAATACCTCAATTCGTACCGAACAGGTTCCCATTTTCACGAGTGAGACAGGCGGCTCTTACGACCTCCGCAATTGTATAGACTTCAGACCTTACGTTGCCAATACAGTCGCATATTCAGCTAATGCAGCATCGGCAAACATCAACCCGTCTGCTACAGAGGCATTTGCAGCTTCTGAAAAGCATTTCCCAGAGCCCAATTCCAATCTCTCTACCGACCTTCAATACTACCTTGGTCGCCTAGACCGCATCGTCCTCGACTCCTTCGGGAAGCTGAAGGCGATCCAAGGTGTGTCGTCTGAGAATCCGGTTCCTCCGGCAACGATCAACAACACGATGCCGCTGGCTCTGGCAACGATTCCTCCGTACCCGTCGCTGTCCATCCCGGAAGCCACGGCTGCTGGTCGCTCTGACTATGCAGTGAAGTACAAGATCGTCCAGAACAAGCGCTACACGATGGAAGACATCGGTCGTATCGACCAACGTTTGAATCGTGTCGAATACTACACGGCTCTTTCACTTCTGGAAAAGGAAACGAAGGACCTCGTGATTCCGTCTTCTGTGGACGGTTCACTGGACCGCTTCAAGAACGGCATTCTAGTCGATCCGTTCACGGACTTCAACATCTCGAATCTGGCCTCACCGGAATACAAGACAGGCATCGACTTCTCGACCGCTGAACTGATTCCTCAGTTCACACAGAACAAGTTCGACCTACAAGCGAATGTCCTATCGAATGTGCAGAAGTCTGGCGATGTCCTGACACTGAACTACGGACACCAGCCGCTCTTCCGCCAGCCGTATGCAACCAAGTTCCGCAACCTGACGGAACAGTTCTACAAGTTCAAGGGCAAGGTCACGCTTGTTCCGTCGTATGACAACTACTTCGAAACGAAGACGACACCGCAAACGGTGACCGTGGACGCCACGTCTCAGTCTCTTGACCTCGTTGAGAACCTGAACAACCTGCTGCCGCTGAACTCTCAGACGACAAATGTGGTGACGGAAACAGAGACGGTCATCGCCTCAACTCCGTACAACCAAACCTTTGAGACTGTCCGTAACACGGTTGTGACGACGACCTCTCAGGAATTCCGCAACACGACGGTCGAAACGGCTGTGCCGGTTGGTGACTTCATCACCGACATCCGCTTCATGCCGTACATTCGTGCACAGCGCATCAAGGTCTATGCCTACGGCCTGCGTCCTCTGACACAAGTCGATGTCTTCTTCGACAAGACAAACGTGACAGACTACTGCCTCGCGGCTGAACTGACAGGTTCGGGCGATGAGCTTCGCGTGAAGACTGCCACGACCGTTCTCAAGACGGATGCCAACGGCAACTTCTACGCCGTGTTCGATCTTCCGGCTGACACCTTCCTTGTCGGGGAGCGTGAGCTTCTTGTCATCGACGTGGACTCTGCATCGTCCTTCTCGTCTTCAACGACACTGGGCTCGACCCTGTTTAACGCCTACAACTTCAGCGTTGACAAGACGAATCTGTCGCTCTCAACCCGCCGTTCGGAAATCGATCTTGGTTCGGTGACATCTGTCACAACGACCACAGACCGCACGACACAAACACGTCCGACTGTGCCTCCAGTGCCGCCGCTGACACCGCAACCGACGCAATCAACTCTGATCGTGTTCTCGGAACCGAACTACGGTGGCTTCTCGACATCGTTCACGACGGCCATGACGAACATGTCTGGCTACTACGCGAACGGCTACGGCTGGAATGACACCATCTCGTCTGTCAAGGTGATCGACGGGGAATGGGACGTGTTCGTGGACAAGAACTACGGTGGTGGTTCGGTTCGTATCTCTGCCAACACGCCAAACCTTGGCGGCATGAACAACCGCATTTCGTCGTTCGCTCCGGTGCAACCTGTCATCGAAACGTACACGAACTACAATGACCTGTGGTTCAATTTCAACTACGCCTTCTGCACCATGGACCCTCTGGCGCAAACGTTCGTCATCGACCCGCAAATGTGCGGTGGTGATGAAGGTCTGTTCCTGTCTCAGATCGAAGTCTTCTTCAAGTCCAAGAGCAACACGCTAGGCGTGACTCTGGAAATCCGCATGACGCAAAACGGGTTCCCGACAAAGAGCATCGTGCCGTTCTCCAAGAAGCACCTGAACTCGTCAGAAGTGACGATATCCGACAATGCCTCGCAAGGGACAATGTTCGAGTTCGAATCTCCGGTCTTCCTAAAGGGCGGGTTCGAGTACGCCTTCGTGCTCATCCCGGACGCTGACAATCCTGACTACAAGGCATTCTGTGCTGAGATCGGGGAAATCGACCTTCTGACACCGGATGTTTCGGTCACACAAGACTGGGGTGCAGGCATGATGTTCATGTCGCACAACAACTCGACATGGACGCCGCTTCAAAACGAAGACATCAAGTTCAACATATATCGTGCCCTGTTCACGACGACATCGGGCTACGCAACGCTAACGAACAAGTCCTACGAGTACCTGACTGTCTCGAACACGAACGGCGACTTCCAAATCGGGGAAACGGTCGTTCAGTTGAACGCCGCCAACAATGCCGGAACGATTGCCTTCACACAAGGCAACAACGTCATCGTCGGTTCGGGAACGTCCTTCCTGTCACTATTCACGGCTGGTCAGTCCTACATCACGATCCGCTCTGGTGCGTCTATCGACGTTCAGCCGGTCACTGGCGTGACAAACAACACCCACCTGACAGTCCGCGACGACCTACGTCTGGCGACCAATGCCACTGCCGTCTTCCAAAGCGCTCCGGTCGGAGAAGTCTTCTACGTGGACGAAGTGGCAGGTGAAATGATCCTCGTGAACTCGACCGCTGCCAATGGCACGTTCCTGTTTGCCGCGAACAACACCCTCATCGGTGGAACGTCACAGGCCAATACGCATCTTGAATCGGTGGACGATCAAACGATTTCGTACTTCCAACCGCTGATCTACAGAACCTCGGTCCAAGGAACGAGCCTGTCGATGCGTGCGATCACAACGGCCAACAATGGGTCTCAAACTGGTCTTCAGAACTATGCGTTCAACAAGACCAACTACCTGACACAAAGCGAAGCCGTGATCATGTCACGTTCGAACGAAATCACAGAACTGGGTGGCGACAAGTCATTTGACATCCGCATCGACTTCGCTTCGACGACATCGCTGACCTCTCCGATCATCGACATGCAGTCTGCATCGATCCTGTACTACAAGAACAAGATCAACAACGATGCCAACAACGAAAACACACCGACTGGTTCTGCGGAAGCGAAGTACATTTCCAAGACGGTCAACCTCGCGGAAGGTCAAGAGTCGGAAGACGTTCGTGTCTATCTAACGGCCTACAAGCCGTCGCTGACAGACATCCAAGTCTATGCTCGCTTCATGAACGAGTACGACAACGAACAGTTCTCGGACAAGCACTGGACGCAGCTAGAGGTCAAGAACAACCTTCTGTCTGACGGTGTGAACCGCAGTGACTACGTTGAACTCGAATACAACCTACCTCTTCGCCCGGTCGTTACGGCTGGCGCAGGCTTCGTCGCGACAGGCAGCGCGATCTGTGTCGGCGCGGCTTTCGCGTCGGACGCG